CATCGCCTGGTTGATGAAGGGCAACCCGCATCATTCACCGGACCGGGAGAAGCCTTGCGACATCACCTACCTGAACCACCGTCACTACCGGGCGCTGGTCCTGCGCAAGAACGTCATCGACCTGGGCGACTGGATCGACAAGGCGCGGCGTATCTATGAACCGTTCGGCGGCGTATTCCGCGAGCGCCCTTCTCCGCTCTTTGAATTTCGGACCGGCGCCAAGATCGTGCTCGGGCATCTGGACGATGCCGATACCTACACCAAATATCAGGGCCAGGAATACCAGCGCTTTCTCCTGGAAGAGGCGACGCTGGTCCCCGACCTCAAGAGTTATCTAATGGTCCGCTCTTGCATCCGCAGCACCGATCCCGATCTGCACTGCCAGACGCTATTGACCTGCAACCCCGGCGGACCAGGCCATGCGTGGGTGCGCGAGCGCTTCATCAAGCCGAAAGACAAGGACGGCCGCATCATTCCGCCCAATACGCGGATTACCGACCCGATGACCGGCGAAACGCGGATCTTCCTGCCCATGAAGCTCAAGGACAATCTCGCGCTGGCCGGCGATCCCAGTTACGTGAAGAAGCTGATGGGGTTGCCGGAAGCGGAGCGCCGCGCCTTCCTGGACGGCGACTGGGACGCGCTCTCGGGCGTCTACTTCACGGAATTCCGCGCCAACGGTCCGTTGACCGGCGAGCCGGAAGAGGCCCGCCATGTGATCCCGGCGCGACCGCTCAAGCCCTGGCTGAATCGCCTGGTGGGCATGGACTGGGGCTACGCGCACGAAGGCGCGGCGTACTGGGGCTGCGACAACGACGACGGCCGCTTCCACATCTACCGCGAGCTGGTGCGTTCGCGCCTGGGCGCGGAGGCGTGGGGCGTGGAGATTGCGCTTGCCTCCATCGAGGACCTGAAGGGCCTGGAACAAAGCTCCATGAACCTGTATCTGTCGCCGGACGCCTGGGAGAAGCGCTCCGACACGCGCACCATCGCGGACCAGATTGCGGCCGGCATCCGCCGGGTACTCGGTCCCAACAGCGTGCTGCTCACCGAAGAAGAGACCGGCGACGCGGAGGCGGTGGAGCGCATGCGGCATCAGCAGCGCTACGGCATCATGATCCGGCGCGCGCCCAACCAGCGCATCGCGGGCGCGCAGTTCATCCGTTCGCAACTGCGCTGGTGGCCGCTTACCAAGGTGGCCAAGGAAAGTTTCAGCTACGAGCTGTTCCTGCGCCTGCTGCGCGCCGATCCGGGCCGCGCCATGGAATACCGCGACGCCTTCCAGACCCGCGAGAAGCAGGAGACCCTGCCTGGGCTGCTGATCCATGATTCCTGCCCGCGCATCATCGAGGTCATGCAAAACGTCGTGCACTCTCTCAACAACCCGGAGGATGTCGAGAAGCGTGACGGCGACGATCCCTACGACGGCTTCCGCTATCTGGTCTTCGCCCACTCCAAGGAGAAGCGCCGCGAGCCGTTTGAGGAGCACTTCGCGCGGCGCCTGGAGGCGGTCACGGCGATGCACGGCGGCATGTTGGACGGCAACACGCGCGTCCAGGTCGCGCGCAAGGCGGAAGAGGATTACAACGCGGTCAGCCAGGCGATGACGGCGCCGCTCGATATTCCGCGCGCCGCCTCGCGCCGCGCCAAGGAAGGTTGGAGGAACTGACATGGCATTCAACTTTGGAATCGCGGCCGGCGCTCCGCCTCGCAAGAAGAGCGGACTGCCGCCGAAGGTGGGCGGGAAGCCGGGCCTGGCGGTGATGATTGCCGCCATTCCCAAGAAGGGCGGGCCTCCCAAGGATGGTGACGAGGGGCCTTCAGCCACTGGGGGGCCACTGTTGCCGCGTGCGGCTGGGCGGAAGTCTGCTCCGCCTGGCCGTGCCTTTACCGCGCCTGATGAGGAGCCGGACGACATGCTGGAGGACCTGCCGGGCGAGATGCCGGTCGGCGGTGGCGGCGAGGATCATCCGATCCTGCCGGAAGCGGTCTGCTACCGCAGCGAGCAGGAGACCTGCGCCAACTGCGTCCACATGCAGGATGACGGCGAGTGCGCGCGCCTGCATATCCCGGTCGCTCACGGCGACGGCTGCAACCTGTTCAGCGATGCGAGCGGCGGTGACGCGGACGAGAGCGCCGAACGGTTTGAGCCGGAAGAAGAAGGCGAAGAGGAAGAGGAAAATGAACCGGCTTATCGTTGAGCTGCGCAGGCGGCTGGCGGTCTGGCTGTTTCCCAAATTCGGCGGCGACTGGCAGGCGCTGCGTGAGCAGTTGAGCCAGGAGACCGCGCTCAAGGTCGAGGCGCAGGACCGCATGCGCGATCTGGAGGCGCAGCTCCGCAAGGCGAATGAAGAGCTGGCCGCGTCCCGTCAGGAAACCACGCATGCCGTCATGCTGGTCGGTGACTGGTTCGCCCAGCAGATGTTCGGCCGCAAGATCTTCGCGGCGTCTCCCGATCTCCCCGAACCCAAGATGGCGCCAGAGCTGGTGGCCAAACGCCAGCAGGGCCGCGCTGTATGCGAGGAGATGGAGCGCCAATTCTTTGAAGCGTTGAACAAACAGGCCAACGAGAATCCCGCCGCATGATCGACTTAGGACCGGCGAAAGCCGCCCCATCGAAAAAAGAGCTTCTGGAGGCCCTGAAGGGCGACCTCACCAACATGGTCAAGCTCGATGTGCGCGGCGACGCGGACCCGGAGAAGACCTACCAGTACAACCAGGCGCGGCGCTTTGAGTACTACGACCGGGGGCACCAGTACCTGGCGCCGCAGTTGGTGGACGGCCAGGTGGCGGACTGGACGCCCATCGGCACGGTGCGCTACACGGACCGTGGCGCCACTACCGGGCGCTATGACTACGTGCTGAACCTGATGCGCGGCGACAAGCGCAAGTTCGTCGCGGTTCTGGGGCAGCGCGCTCCGGTGGTCAAATGCATGCCCGACCGGAGCGACGACGAGACCGCGACCAGGCTCTCGCGCCGCGCCGATCTGGAGGCGCGCAAGCTGTACTTCCAGTGGGACGTCGAACGCAAACAACGCAACCTGGCGAACAGCGTCTGGAAGGCCGGCACCACCTTCTCGTACACTGCCTTCGTCACCGATAAGAGCAAATACGGCACGGTAGATGAACCCGTGCTCGGGCTTGAGGACCAAGAGCTGGAGGGCGGCTATTACCGCTGCCTGCAGTGCGGCGCGGAGATCCCCGAAGAGCAGGCGCAGGAGGCTGGGAACATCTGCCCCAACTGCGCGGCGCCGCTCGGCCCCGAATCCTACATCGAGCCACAGACTTCGCAGGTCCCGCAGATGCAGGGCACCAAGAGCTACGCGAAGGGCACGGTGGAATGCGTCCTCGCCAATATCTTTGAAGTCACCACGCCGTTCTACGCGCGGGACATCAAGGACCTGCCCTGGCTGCTCTACGAATACGACGAGCACAAAGGGCGCCTGCTCGGGCTGTACGGCGAGGACAAGGACATCCGCGAGCGCCTGCTCGCCAACGATGCGCCCTATCCGGCGCTGGGCGCGGGCGGCGGCGCCAGCACGGCGGGCACGGTGGCGCGCGAAGCCGCCATGTCCCCGACCAGCGTGCAGATGACCAGCCGGCGCAACCGCATGCTCTTCACGCGCATCTGGATCGAGCCGCTGATGTACCAGCTTCTTGCCGACGAAGAGAAGCGCAAGATGCTGTCGGAGAATTTCCCGCGCGGCTGCAAGCTCACGCTGATTGCCGATGAGCTTGTGGATATCGAAGAGGAAAAGCTGGCGGAGCATTGGGCGCTGTGCAAGCCCGACGTCAGCGACTACATCTTCGCGGACCCGATCTGCCAGGACTTTGTGGGCGTCCAGGACCTGATCAACGATATGCACAATATCGCGGTCGAGACTTTTGAACGGGCGATCCCCTGGTTCCTCTTCGACCCCATGATTCTGGACCCGGTGCAGATGCGCCAGCATGCCCTATTGCCCGGCGAAGGCGTTCCGGCGCGGCCGGGCGTGGGGCAGTCGCTCGCCAACTCCATCTGGAAGGCGCCGACCGCCAGCATGGATTCGCAGGTGGCGCAGTGGACGGCGGGGCTGCGCGAGACCGGCCGCGAGATGACCGGCGTCCTGCCGGCCATCTTTGGCGGCGAGGGACCCAGCCAGACGGCGCGCGAAGCGGAGCTGCGGCGCAACCAGGCGCTCATGCAACTGGGCGTGACCTGGGCGGAGATGCGCGGCTTCTGGGCGCGAACCTTTGAGAACGGCATCCGGCTGAAGGCGAAGTACGCCGCAGCCTCGGGCGGCGACGAGGAGGGAGCGGCCGACGAACAGGTCGCCTCGCTCGCGGAGCTGGCGGACGGCAAGTGGCATTGCGAGACCGAAGAGGCGATGCCCATGACCTGGGGCCAGCGCCGCGACTTCCTCATGTTCCTGATGGACAAGCCGCAGACCTGGCAGCTATTCGGAATCCAGCACCCCAACAACCTGCCGCAGGTGCAGCAGGTTTTTGGAATGGACAATTGGACGGTCCCCAATCTGAACAACCGCGACAAAGTCTATGCCGTGATTGCGCAGCTTATGAAGGGCCAGCCTATCAACAACCCGGAGACCGGCAAAGTGGAGCCGTCCGTCCCGGTAGATATCTGGGAAGACGATCACCAGTTTTGCGCGGCGGTGACCAAGGAGTGGTGCCAGAGCGAGACCGGCCGTACCGCGAAGGACACCAATCCGCACGGTTACAGCAACGTGATTGCGTGGGGCATGGCGCACATGGATCTGACCATGCCGCCGCCAATGCCTCCGGGCGCGCCTCCCGGTCCGATGGGGCCGGGCGGTCCTGGCCCTGGCCCAGCGGGGCCTGGTCCGGCAGCTCCCAGAGGCAAGCCTGGTCCGCCGCCTTCCGGCGCCGCTCCGGGCACTGTCCCGGCCGCACCGCATCTCTCCGGGACCGCACCACCCCAAGGCATGGGGTAACCGCGCCCCAGCGGGGGCAGATCGAGGTTTATTGAAATGGGAACGACCATAACTACAGCTACGCCGTCCGCGCCTGTAATCCCGCCTTCCGTGTCCACTTCCGGCACGGCGGCGGCGCCCTCCAGCCGTGACATGATCAACGCCGACC